TATTTTCAATACTGCAAAAACACGCTTCTTGACGCCTTAATATTTCTGTGCTACCATTATGTTCACAATCTCTGATTAAAATCTTATTAAAATCTTAACAATAAGCCCAAAAAAAAGCCCAAAAAAGCGGGCGTGGCGGAACGGCAGACGCGCTGGACTTAGGATCCAGTGGGGTTACACCCGTGGAGGTTCAAGTCCTCTCGCCCGCACCAGGAAAGAAAAGGGATTCGATTAGCGGTCGAATCCCTTTTCTGTTTGCAAATTTAATTTGACGGTCATTTTGACGGCTTATCATCATCCAAAATATAATTATATATTTCAGGAAACACATCTCTTACCCTTGTAAACCCCAAATATTTGATCACGCACATATTTTCATGAAATAGCCATTCATCCTCACCATTAATTTTCATTACCAACGTTTTTTCAGGTATATTTATCTCCTGGGATAGTTCGTGAATAGTAATTCCACGTTCTACCATTAATCCTTTAAGTCGTCTACTAATTATTGGCTTTATCATTGATTCGACCACCTCTCTATTTAATTAATTAGTTAATATTTTACACCAAACATATGTTCGATACAACCTTCTGTCTCTATCCTTTTTCACAGAACACCGCTGAACACTAGATGCTGCGTTCCCGAATAGGTGGAGATAGTGCCTCCGGCGACTAAGGGTGCATACTCTGTTCAGAGTGGCTATACACCTGCACCCTGACAGTAACTATATTTACGCCGGCTGCTGTCGGCGGACCAGTATGCCCCGGCCTGGGCCTCGTAGAACTGACTGACGCTGAACGGTGATTTTTCCCAGTAGCGGGGCACCGTTCCCGACCCCGCTTTTTAATTTAAAAAACAAAAAACGGCTACACTAAAAATAGAACACGTTTTCATTTCGTGCTTATTTTTTTTCAGTGCAGCCGTTTCGGCTGAATCTTTTTTCTATTCGGGTACCAGAGGCACCGCGTTTTTTTTTTAAGAATACTATAGTTTAGCCAGTTATACTGGCCGGTCAAAGCTCTTTTTTCTTTACCGGTCTACACCGGGGGTTGTATAAGAACAATTAATCATTTTGCCGCCTGCCCATCAACATAACTTTCACCAGCAATGAAGGCTATCAAACCACCCGTTACAGCGAAGTAAGCTTCCCGGTCTATTGGCGTGCCAGCAACTTCATTCAAAACCACAAACAGAAAATTAGCAAGGGCCATAAGAAACTTGCGTGATTTTAAACGGGTCCAGATGTTTCTTTGCATTATTTCCCCACTCCTCCCTGTAACTGTTTAGCCAGCCGTGCAAACAACGTAAACGCCAACCAGTTAGGCATATGCTCTGCCAGCTTGTCCTCCCATTGCCGAGGGTTTTGGAGCAGGTCAATGCCAACTCCATCAGAAAGCTCTTTAACCGACTCTATACCTAACTGTTTTTGCCAGTCCTGAAGCACTTTGTCTGCCATAACTTCCATTACCTCCTTTTTAAATTCCTCCCATCCGGCTGGGTTTCGTACAAACCACCGGTGACAGTCCTTCCAGCCCACTACTTCCTGATGTAACCAGACATCGTGAAGTGGATCCAGCTGCCATTCAAAACAGAGGTCGGCCACCCTTAGTACCAAAGTTTTGTAAGTTTCTGAGGTCATTAGACCGTCCCAGTCTAAATGGCAGCACTCAATGCCATACAAGTGATAATTCGGGCTGTCCCCGACCCGTTCAAGGCATTCCCGGGTGTATGTTTTGCTCCCCACGTGATAAGCTACTTCGTTTTCAGGGATGCAAAGAACCACTTCGCCCTCAAGCCCGATAATCTCATGGGATGAGGCATAAGCCCCTTGTAGACCGTTAAAATAATCGCGGTTATTACGGGCACTGGTGTTCGGATTTCCGACCCAGTGGATAACAATACCCTGCAATTCTCCCATAGATTTACCCGGTCTGGAATATCTATTGTGATTCAACCAGGCTTGTATGAGTTTATACTCTTTCTTCATATTCCTCACCCTTTAACTTTGCTTTCCGGATCCCCGCTAGCATCCACAACTCCCCTGTCGTAAAAGCAAACCAGGCCGCTATGAGAGCTGTTGGCTCAGAACCAATCCGGAAAAACACATACAAAACAGCCCCGGTAAATCCTGTATTCAAGACTATTACCAGGGCCACAATTAGTTTTGAAAATCTGTTTTTTATGCTCTCCTCACCTCGGCAAACTCTGGATATACCAAATCAAAAACCCCCCTGCGCCCGTACACCAGGCTATCAGAAGGGCTTTCATCCAGGATATAAGATTATCTAATTTTTCGCAAAGCTGTTCAATCATAACACCCTGCTTTGCATCGTTGGTTTCTAAAGTCCTGATACGCTCAGCATGATCATTGAGCCGTATTTCGGCTCTTTCCTCGAAATTCATTCTCAATTATCCCCTCCCATGTTATAATTATCAAAAAGTTTAAGGAGGTCCTGAACATGAAGCGTTTTTATATTGGTCTTATTGGTAGCTTTATTGCCGGTCTAATCCTAGCGACCACCACCTTTGCACTTGCTGCTAACCAACCAATTAAGCTTATAGTCAACGGCACCGACATTACTTCCCAGTGCGATGTTCCTCCCCAAATAATCGACGGCAGGACTATGGTTCCTGTCCGCTTCGTTGCTGAGGCCTTGGGCGCCGATGTAGAATGGATAGCATCACAGCAAACCGTTAAAATAACAAAATTAGATACAGCCGAAAATAAAACATTGATTGATCAAAATACTGAAAATCAAGTTGATAACAATGCTGATATTTTGATTGAAAGAAAAAATGGTCAGACCCAGGTAACAATACCACCACAACGAGCTGAAGGTAAAATGAATTCATCCGGAGCAATAGAATTACACCCTAAAGAAGATGGTGATGTTACCTGGGGCGGCGGGTACATCAAGCCTGAGCGTCCCAAAGAAAATACAGTTTATGCAGATTAACTATTTATTTTTTCTTCAAGAAGTGCTATTCTGCGCATTATTTCATTAATGATGGTTGCTTCATTTGCTTCATTAATTCCAAATTTATTTTGTTTTGCGTGTTGTGCTTTCTTTAACGGTGTATTAACGATATCTATTTTTTGCTGTCCACCCCATCTCGCATTCGGGTCTTTGTCTGCATGAATTGTCATCTTGCACCACCCTTTTTAAGCAATAACTGTATATGAAAATTTTAAACCTTTAGCATAGAAATTTTGTTCTGTTTCTATAAAATCTCCATCAGGAAAAGTGTGGGTTCGTTTCCATTTGTTTTTTACTCTGTAGTAAGCTTTAACTTTGAATCTGGGGGGACTTAATTGTTTTTCTACTACTTCTAAAACAAATTTAGGGTTCCCTACCAGATGAAACTCAACATCTCCCCCTACTATTTTATTAGGTATGTCGAAGCTGGTTATAGATAAAGTTACGTTGTAGTCAATCCCTGTCCACTCATCAGGCAAATTAATCCACAAATGAGGAATTTCAACTAATATATCAGCTTCAGTAATAAGATCCATGCCATTGTCTTCAGTTCTATTATCGCCAACCCCAAAATTTTGCCAACTTAAAGGTTTACAAACGTACCACCAATTCATGACTGGTTTATACCAATATACATCTGTTAAATAATTAAACGAATCTATACGATCTGACTCACCCGTTGTACTAGGAACCATTTCAACACCATTATAATACACATAAGTGTGGATATGACCCCCATACTGCATATTAGTTATGATACGAGAGTGATATTCAGTAGTCCATGTTAAATATCTAGTTAGACATAAGTAACATTCTCCAGTTGTTTCTGCTGTTCCAGAGTATACCATAAATAAATAATTTTTCTGCTGACCAGCTATATAACGCAATAGCCCGGCAGCAGATAAAAGTGTATAACTTCCATCAGCATGTAATACCTTACCGCCGAACAGGTCTGCCCCTAGCTTCCCCCAATGTGCTTGCAGGTTTCCGGTATCATTGAAAACTTTTAGCCCCGTGTTAACTAACATTGTAGTTTCATCGCTACTTATAATCTGAACTAACGCAGCATTTATTATTCCGGCGTTTATTTCATCGGCCGTAAACCCGTCGCCGGTGCCGAAAGTACGCCAGATCCAGTTGCCCTGAGCATCCTTACTGTTTGCCAGGGCAAAAATGCCGCCTTTAAGACTCAGAGCCTTTGTTGCATCCGCATTAGTAATAAGTATGCCGTCAGTGTCAGTGATGGTGATCTTTGATGTGTTCGCTACTAACTCATTCCGTAAAACGTCAATAATCCCATCTAACCAGGTGGTATTGAGTTTACCTGCATCAGTAAATGCCCTGTCAATGGTTTCCTTCGTGTCTTTTAATTTCCCCAGTTCGTCTTCTATGCCGGGCTTGAAATTAGCCAGCGTTACTCGGGAACGATGCGGCTCCAACGGGTAGCGCTCATATTCCACAACACGGGCTTTGATGTCGATTTTTAGATTTTCGTCAATAACCCGGATGTCATCCCCCAGCTCAAAGGCTTCCAGGGATCCATATTCGGCCAGGGTCTTTAGCTCGACCACATCTACCTCATAAGAGACAAAGGGTGTATCAAGAGTAACTAGGTGCTCCTGGGCATAAGCCAATAATTCTGCCGGATCCTCATGATCGGTTTTTATTTCCCCACACTTCGGCCTGCGCCAAAGACTGATATTCGAGCTGTCAATATAGGTTTTTCCATCGTTTATATCAGCAAAGGTAATGCCATCCCGGCCGTAGGCATATAACCGGGTAACGACTCCCCGAGTGTCTACTATACGCCGGATCTGTTTCAAGTTTTTTCGGTAGCGAAGCTGTACTCCATGATCAGTACCCCGGCGCTGGAGTAGGTGGACTGTCCAGTTGTCTGGCTGGGCCTCACCGCCCCAACGTTCAATGATGCGGTTGATTCCGGCCAATGGATTCATTTGGATAAAATAAGCTGTATTGGTACCAACTACGTCTACCGTTCCAACTGAAAAAGGGGTATCCTCCAGTACCCGGGTAAGAGCATATAGGGCTGTACAGTTTTCGGCTCGCTTATCTTCGATATAATCATCTATAAGCAGAAAAAAGATGTGTTCACATTGCACGTGTCGCCAAGCAGATAAGGAGTGTTCGTCCCCAATTTCACGGATAACAAAAAGCTGGTTGTCCATTTTAATAAAGTTTTCCTCGGCCAGATATTCCCACTTTGGATCGTCCACGGGCAAGGAAAAGGAGAGACCGAATTCTCCATTCAATCTCTCCCTGATACATACATCTTTCGCTTTCTCAAGTACTGCTAAACCAAAGTTGGTGAAGGTAGTTTCTAGTTTATCGTATACAATTGGATAGATCATATTATCACCTACTTCTTTTACTACCTCAAAAAGGACCAGTGTTTTATCCTGATCCTTTTAAACTATTGCCACCCGTTAGTTTAAATCTTTTCATTAATTACTGCTTGAATATAAGGACCAAATCCTAAATTATTATCATCACTATATTGCTTTGCCTGCAATAAATCATCCTCTACAGATATAAACATATTTAAAAAATCAGTAATCACAGTTTCTATTCTTATCCCTTTTTTGATTTCGGGCCAAACAATACTATCACCTATAACTGGTAAATTATTTCTTATAAATTGCTCTGTCATGCTCTCACCCCTTCAACAACCCTAATAATATCATGTTCCACTGTATCTTCATTTCTAAAAACTACATCTAAGCGTGAACCACCGGGTATTTCCACTTTTGCTATGCCCGATTCTCTACTAGCACTCGGCAATATATCAACATATGTCAAAACGCTTACCGTATCTTTAGCAATGCACTTCAAAAATATCCAATTAGTAAAAGTATCAGCAGACCAGAAACCTGCGCAAATATGAGTATAATTTGGATTATCCTCTGTAGGTATATAAACGTACAGAAAAGAACTTGCAGGTACGGTTACCGCTGCACTATCCTCATGTATTAACGTTCTACTGCCCGTTAGTTGAGCATCAACTTCTGTCCTGCCATCAGCATTACACTTTTGCGGTACCCAAATACCGCTTGGATTTTGGACATAATTCTGCACCTTCTGCATCCACTGAGCTACGTTATCATCATATACGCTATTAGTCTGGATATTTGACTGACTAAAATTTAATTCTTGACTGAATTGAGCCATTATAACCACCTCTCTATATATTGTACTTTTACGAATCCGCCCATCAGATTAGTTGTCACCAACTCTACTTCATTTGCCCCCGGCCTCAAGACCGGAAAACCTTCTGTTATGCCTCCTATAGCGTTCTCCTCCCCTTTCACAGCTTGCATTGTCTCACAGTTTACAACCAGATTTTCTCCTGGTGCCAGTGTTCCAACCCAACGAAGGGTTTGAGTTTGTTCTGATACTGATACAGTAATTGTCGGGTTTGTAATAATCACATCACTTTCAACTAACTCATCCGCATCAGGGTCATACGCGCCGGTTACTTCCACAGCCCGGTACTGTCCTGTTTCAAACGCTGTAATAGTTATTACCGGTAAGGCATCATACGTCCCTTCGTTATTTACCTGCATCGTATGCACAGTAGTTAACCATTCTTCTATTTCATATCCCCCTACTGAAAAGGCCAGGGGTGCACAACGGAATTGGAAAGTGAACCGCCCTAGAGCCATAGTTTGTTCTAGATCTATCTGGTTAGCTATTCTTCCAAGATAGTACAGGTCTGGCTCATCATCAAATATGAGCTGTGCTTTGCCAGACGTGCTCAGCCAGGCTGCTATTTGTCTTAGGGTTTTTCTGAGCTCAGAAAGGCTTTTTTTTGCTAGACCGCATTCTAATTCTATGAATCGGTCAGCAAAGGCACCCGGGAAAAGGATGCTTCCATCCCGGCCCGGAATTTCTTCGTATTTATCATTTCTGGCAGGAAACATTACCCGATTTTTAGAGTGCATGATTATACCGAATGTATCAGAGTGTTTGCCGTTATAACTAAATCCGTATGCCATTCTACCTCCTCCCTGCCGATCGCTGAGCATTTTGCACCAAGCTCAAAAGTTCTCTGCTGAATTGCCTGATATCGTTATCATTCCGGACGTTTATAGGTCCGGTAAATGTAAGATTGACTACTGCATCTGTCGGGGCTGCTTGGTCATCCCTGAGCGCGTTTTTCAGCGCCAAAGATATCAGTTTAGGTAATTTATCTAACGGTATAACCACTTCATCCCCGGCTTCTCCAACACCAATCACAGATGGACTTCTGAAAATCCCACCTGCCTTATACCAATTCAGGTCGAAGTCAGGATATGGTATCCGTATGCCACCTAGCGACTTATATCTTGTAGCTACCGATACGTGAGGAAGCTTAGGTTTAGGAATAGAAATCTTCATATTGGAAAAGGCGTTCTTTATGGTCCTTATTATACCCATTAGCTTCTGCTTCGCGGTCTCGATTGGGTTAACTATGGCATTCTTAACATTGTTCCAGACATTCCTTGCGGAGTACAGCAGGCTATCCCATGTCTTGCTTAGATTGGTTTTTAAATTATTCCATATTTCTAATGCTTTAGCCTTAATCTTATCCCAATTTTCGGCAAGCTTCCGGCCTAAAAGCACCGCCCAGCCCGCAGGTCCTACCGCTATAAGAATTAACTCAGCTCCCCACTTTTTGAAAAAGCCCTTAATGCCATCCCAAACATTCGTGAAGGTCTGTTGAATCTTGTTTAGGGTATCTGTGAAGGAATCCTTAATCTTATTCCAGATTTCAATGGCTTTAGCCTTAATCTCATCCCAATTTCTATGCACCGCTACACCAATAGCTATTAGCCCAGCTATAGCTGCTACCACTATCCCAATCGGCCCGGTTAGTGCCGCAAAAACAGTACCGAGTGCAGGCAAAGCACCAGCCAAAGTTCCTGCCACCCCAATTACGGCACTTATCCCACTTGCTATTGCTCCTATTACCACTAATAATGGACCTATAGCAGCGGCTAGGCCAGTCACGGCTAGTATCACCTTTTGCATTCCCGGGCTAAGATTGGCAAACCATTTGACCAACAAGCCGATTTTTTCTGCCATGCTTTTGAATGCAGGAATGATAACATCGTTTATTATCGGTCCCAACTCGTTTTTTAATATAGGGCCTAAATCCGCGCCTATGGAAAAAGCTATTGCGCTAACAGAAGCCTTGAGTTTATCCAATTGCTGCCTAAATTCATTTGCCTTTTCGATTGAGTCTTCGTCGAGTATTATTCCCAGGTCTCTAGCTTCCTGCCTTACCGCTGCTATTCCGTCAGCACCCATACCCAAAATAGGTGCAAGATCCTTCCATGCACCACCGAAGAGCTGAGCCCCTACAGCATTGCGGTCTAATGGATCCTCCATGTCAGCCAATAAATTCATAAGTGTATCTATTTGTTCATCAGGGGACATTGTTTTAAGATCGCCAAAAGATATACCCAATTTGTTCAACTGCTCGGTGACTAACTTACTTTCCTGCTCTAATTGAGGGATCTTTCTGACTAAACCCTCTACTGCGTTTGTCATGACTTCAGATTCAACACCGGCCTGATTAGCTACGTACTGCCATTCCTGAATACTATCAGTACTGAGTCCGGTGATGTCACGCAGGTCAAGCAGTCGGTCAGCAGTCTGCCCGGCTTTTACCCCTAAAGCAAGAATAGCGCCACCTGCTGCCACTATTGGCGCAGTTACCTTCGTAGACAAGTTCTTGCCTATATCAGTCATCTTAGCGCCGGCGTTTTTGAGCCCGGCAGAGGCTTTATCAAGTTGTTCTTTCCAGGTCTTTGTCGTTTTCGTAACCTCAGCCAGCTGCTTCTCAAATTTCTGTAAATCCTGCTCTGTTTTGATTACTTCGCGTTGCAACGCCCGGTATTGCTCTTCCCCGATTTTCCCCTGCTTGAATTGTTCTTGTGCCTGTCGTTCGGCTTCTTTGAGGATATCTAATTTTTCTTTACTGGTTGATACAGCCTCAGCTAAGAGCTTTTGTTTTTGGGCTAGTAGTTCAGTGTTTTTCGGGTCCAGTTTGAGTAGACGCTCAACCTGTTTTAGTTCACTCTGTAAGCTTTTTGTTTTCTTGTTTACACCCTCCAGGGACTTATTGAGAGGCTGAGTATTGCCGCCTATTTCTATAGTAATTCCTTTGATTTTCCCGGCCATGCACTCACCCCCTTAAAACTGGTCAAAGTCGGCCTGCGTAGCCTGCCTTACGGCTTCTCCTCTTTCCTCATCAGTTAGATGCTCATTGCTGTAGGTGGTAATAAACCCTGTTATCATCCCGAATGTTAATTTTTCAAAATCAGATAGACTTAAACCCTTTTCAATTGCTCGGAGCATTACCAGTTCAGTGGTAAGCTCGAAAGGGGTTTCATCGTTACTGTCTATTTTTTTTTACTCTGCACGGTGGAGCTTAGAGTGTTGAAGATCATATCCACCACTTCAGGCACAATCTCGACCAACAGAAATTCGCTGAATGTATCCAGCCATTCCAGTGGTGGGGGAATAGTCGGGTCAGCAGTCTTGGCCAAGGTCCAGACCAAGTTATAAATCACTTCCAGGTCTAAAGCACTAACATCGGCAATATTTCCCTTGTCATCAATCGAACTCTGCAACCTAAATATATCCTGCAGGGCATCCCGCCCGAACTGGGCCTTATATCGCAGCAGAAAGGCGCCGGTGCTTTTAAATTTCACCTGGCGTCCATCAATGGTTAATACTTTTTCCATTATTTCACCTCTAATCTGTCACGGTTACAGTTACGGTCACAGCGTTACCTTTGTTAAATTCAACAGTAACGATATAATCGCCGTTATCCAGAGAAGCAAACACGCTCTGGTCGATAGTAACATCTACACCGATTGCAGTGAGATTTACGCCAGCAATCGGCACACCGTCAAGCAACACGTTCTTGGCTTCATTGGTTTCATCAGTAGAAGTAACATCAATACTAATATCAGCAGGAGCAGCCTTGCTGAAAGTTTCCGAATCAGAAGCTACAGTGTTAATTGGAGCGTTCTTGAGATAAACAGCCGTAAAGAAAGTATCATATCCGGTATCACCTTGCTTAATTTTGACTTTCACATCCTTAGTATCAATCGCCGGCCGGACAGAAATATTCATTGCCTCTGTCTTAGGTTCTTTCGTGTTTGTCTTAGTCGAGCCGTCAACATTCGGCCTGGTAGGTAGTACGCTATAACACACATAACGGGTTTTATTGGCATCACCGTCGAATTCAAACATTAAGGCGATTTTTTTCGGCTTTGCGTCAGCGTTTTCAATTAGAGCACCGTTAGCGTCAAGAGCATCGCCCAGCACATCCACCCGAAAGTCATCCGGGATTAATGCCATCTCCAGACTGCCGTCATAACCGTTATTGATATTTTCTTCGTAAAATAAACTATCATCAGCATAAAACTTCACAGCTTCACCTGCTGCACTTAAAGCAAGGTTTACCGCCCCGGAAATAGGTTTTGGGGTTGCATAAGATACTACACCGCCCGATTCAGTTACAACAGCGTAATGAACATTTTTCAGCCCATATTTCACTTTATTGGCCATCATCAATCCCCCTTAAATTTCATAGAGGACCTGGTACAGGCCCTCAGAATCAATATAGGTCTCGGTTTTTTTCCAGTAGATATCACTTTCATCAAAAAGACTTTCAATCAACACTTCTGATGCTGGGTCCTTTTTAGTAGTATAAAGCTCCACCTGAAAAATTTCTTTCGCATCATATACCTTGTTATCAGCTCCAAAATTATCTGAATAACTAAATAGATATACAATATATGGCGGGGTCGGTGGGGATATAAAGTGGTGATAAGCTACCGGCAAACCGGTAGTTTTTAATAAATTGTACAAAGCGTTTTCATCCATCCCTAATCGCCTCCTCTACTGCCCCGACAAAATCCCTAATCACTTGCTTCTCTGCCGGCCGGATGTGCGGCTTTCCTTCTACTCGGCCGCCGCCTACTTTCGCATGGCCATACTCCAAAAGATGAGTCAACCTATAGTGTGGTTTTTTAACATGGATTATGCGTTTGTGTGGTTGGCCTACTTCAGGTTCAGTTTTAACCCGCCAGGACTTTGCATACTTGCCGTACCTTTTCGGGGAAGTTTGCTTGAGTTGCTTGACCACTGCCTTGCCGACCTTTTCACTAGACATATTGACTTTTTCGACTACATCATGTGAGTAGGTGGCTAACTCCCTTGCTATTTCATTCGCCAACTGGTCAATGCTTATATTAGCCATCAGCAACTTCCCTTTCACAGACTAGCTCTACCATTTCGCTCTTTGACGGATTAAAATAAGCTCGTATCAGTTTATATTTAACCTCATCAGCTTCAATTTTTGTCTGGCCGTTGTATTCATTTGCCCAAATCACAAAGGTTTTTTCGGGTTTTAATCCGGTCACGGCAGCGTTATAAAATTCGGATTGCCGGACCCCGGTTTCCTCAGCCCATACCTCTGTTACAGTCTCAACCGGGATCTGGTTACCGATTTCATCTTCTGTGCAGGTAATTGATATCAGTTTAATTCTATTATTCTGCAATATAATCACCCGCCAAAGAAAGGGCCTGCATTAGGCTGTTATATGCCTTGCAATACTGCTCGCCCTTTCCCATATAATCCTGCTGCCAGCGGCAGTAAAGTTTTACTGCCTTAATAATCAAGGGTTGGGACTGATCGCTTATATCAATTCCAACCCTCTGTAAATCCATCAAAGCAGCGTCTATATCGTCCTGCAAATCAGCATCAAGGGAAGTAGTGGTGATTCTAAGATTCTCTTTTACAGCTGCTAGCATTGCCACTACCCTCCTTAGACCATAAGGTAAACATCTACCTGGCTGCCATCCAATGCACTGTTTAAATCAATAGTATTTTTTTCTATCTCATCTGCATCTGTGGCAACTGTAGGTGCTGTGGCTTCCCGGGTATTATCCAATGCAGCCAGTAATACGGTGTTATGAGGTAACATATAGGGCAGGCCTAATTTATCCCCAAACCCTATAGAGGTAGTTGCACCATCCCCGTCATGCGCCGGTACAGAAATTTGAGTAACCGTTTTAAATGCCTTAGAACCTGTTACCGTACCTGAGGTATCTACAGTAAATGCAGGCAGGTCTTCGGTAATTACTTCATCGGCATAATTTGTACCTGTGATTGTGACTTGTATCGCCCCTATGTCACCGGCGGTTCCACCTGCAGTTGCGGTAATATTTCGGGGTACATAGGGGACGGTAGTCAATGCCCTGATTGCAGTCTGAATTAGCGCGGCTGTATTTTTTGAAGCCGTGGTATCTGCAAGGGCTATTGTAATCACACCCGTTTCATCATCACCAGTTACTGCTAAAGTATCATCCTCGGCAGTCGTAAGTAGTATACTTAAATCGTTTGCTCTGGCCCCTACTGCTGCAGTCCCGGAAACTGTTAGTACGTCAGTTTCAGCACTAGCTGCAGTTAAAACACAAGTGGCAGCTGCTGTAGCGGCTACCCGAAAATGAGCTAAAAAAGCACGGTCAATATCCGCGCCTTTTATGTCTGTCATAATTTTTTGCCCAAACCTATGATTATAGCCCGGTAAATTCATTAATTAGTACCTCCTTAACTAGATTTCTTGACCAGAGTAACAAGAGAATTCTTGTCTACTACCTTACCATCTACCAGCATGATGGCCTTTGTAACCTGGTCGTCAGTGTCGTTGTCTTCGTATTTCTTGATTGTCATTTGCAGGTTGGTATTCAGGATATAATCCTTCGGGTTGAACAAGAACGCAAACGTTATATCAGTAGCCGGGGACTGTGCGTAGTTATCCATGTAGTCATTGAGAATTACAGTCCGGCCTAAGAGGGTTCTTTCCGGTTTTCCGTTTATTCCATATGTTACGCGGGCAATAGGTTGTCCTTCAGCATCAATCATACCGATAAAACAGTTCATGAAGGTGTATTTAGTCATAAACCAAATTGCGTCGTTTTCATACGCTAGCGGTAGAGCAGCCTCGGCAGCTACCAGTTTATCATAAGTAACTCTACCGGCTTTGGTAATTTCAATTTTCTGCCCGGTTTCCGGAGTTTCAGTCAAAATACCGGTCGGTTGGTAACCACCGCTGCCGGTCCCGTTAATAATAGCCTGCTCAAGAGCCTTAGTCATCGCTTCGACGATGTTATTAATCAGCGTAGTCTCAAATATAGCCAAGGTTACGATATCAACTTCCAGAGAAATCGACACAGCGCAGCGCAGTTTATAATAGTTAAAGGTTACAGAGCCGGTAATTTTCTTCTGCTTGTCGGAGCCCAAACCTTCAGCCACCCAAGTAGCAGTCGGCTTAACCGTAGATGTAGGAATTGCCAGGCCGCCCTTGTAGCTGGTACGGGTTACCAAAGGTAGTATCATACCGGAGGCTTCCATCTTCTCAACGATTTTTTCCATGACGGGTGCGGGAATTACAGTCCCTACATCAGTTGTTGCAGTGTTTTGATCTTCATTCAAGAATTTAACCGGAATAGGTTCACCTTTCAGGACATTACGCATGAAGGCAGTACGGTATTCCATGGAATCATACATATTATCCTTGTTTACAACTTCAGTATTCATATTTTCCATCACTCTTCCTTCCACTTGAACAGTCTTATTTTCCAACGGAGTAACGGCAGTTCTGTCATTAAGAGCTGCCAGATTGGCCTGAGCTTTACAGGCGGCCTCGAACTGAGCATCCAAAGCTTCAATCTCTTGGGTCTTAGCTTCAAACTCATCCAGCTTGCCAGCATCTATCAGAGCCTGAGCCTCATCCATCAGCTTTTTACGATCCGCTAAATATTTTTCCTTATTCATCTTGTACCTCCTAATTTTAATAAATTTAGTTTTGCCTGAGCCTTTTCAGGCGTTAAAATACCCGCCTCATTTTCAAGCGGGTTCTTTACGATGTTTCTGACTTTATCTATCACTGATTGTGATATCAAGGGCGTTTGATATGCTGCCACTAGTTTTAAATTCTGGTTTTCAGCTATCTTGTCAATCAACCCCTTGTCTACTGCCTGCTGAGCGGTCAGCCAGGTTTCCTGGTCCATCATGGCCAAGGCATCCTTTTCGCTCATACCGGTTTTCGCCATGTAGGCCGCAGCGATTGATTTATTGGCCGTCTGTAGCACATCACTGCTTTTATCCATGACGTGATAATCTCCCCAAGCCATCCCAGATACATTATGAACCATGAACATAGCCGTAGGAGTTATATCGCTTTTTCCAGCACAAGCAATCACACTGGCCGCTGATGCAGCAAATCCCACAACGTGAATATTGACCTCACCTTTATAACTTCTTAGAGCAGAATAAATTTCAGATCCTGCAAAAATGTCTCCTCCTCCAGAGTTTATATACACTTCCAGGGGCTCCCCATTTGCTTGGTCAATCAACTTATTTACATCATTAGGACAAACTGCTTCAAACTCAAATAATTCATATATCCACTTGTCATCATTGGGTACAATTACACCTTTAATGTCGATCCTCACCCTTTATCACCCCCTCTAACAACTTCAGTATCAAGCCGTCTAATCGGTTCGTCTCCGCCAGACACCGGTGCTAAGTTAAACACTTCGCGCCATTCGTTAGGAGTAAGCGCCCCCCGGTCAACCATCTGAGCCAAGTTCATTTTTGTCTGCATGCTGGCCGTTGCCAGATTAGCCGCCTCAAACAATATCCGGTTCCCAAATCCTCTCTCCCGCCTGGTAAACAATTTGCGGGTATACTCATTAGTCAGTTCAATTACTATTGGTTCAATCTCAGCTTCATAATACGCATTCCACTCATTCTCATCGTATTCACTCATTACTATTTTCTGGTTGGTGTTGAACAGTGAATAGATCCGTCTGGTAGTACGATCCATTTGAGCTGCATTCGGAACATAATCTTTCGGCTCAATTTGTTTAGCTTCAGCTTTAGCGTCTGTAGCTGCTACACCAGTGCCGCTGTTTTCAATACTTAAGAAATTTGCAGCAAAATCAGCGGCCTGTTTCTTTAAGTCCTCAGGTCTCATTGACGTTGTAAACTTGAGCAACCAGCGAATTATGCTGCTATTTTTTATCGCCTTAACTATGCCCTGGTCGGTAGTGGTAACTATCTCCATCAACGGAGCCAAAGCCGGAGCTATTGGATCCCCAAAAATATCATTGTTGTTAAAATCCTGCCGCAGATGAATTATGTCAGAATACGGAAATGTATAAATTTTGCCATTCTGAAACATGAACTTCAAGTAAAGCCTGTATTGTTTATTATAAACAGCCTCAGCTGACACTGCAGGAATTGGATAGATCTCTGTTGGATATCCGAATTCATCTCGAATGATCAGAGCAAAAGCGTTATTATTTAATATCAACTGAGTAGTCATTTTCTCCTGCAGTTTCTGCCCAGTCATATACGTATTTGGTTCCTCCAACAGGAAACGGATATATGGTTCCGGATTGATTTCTAATTTTCTGAGACCATCTTTTGAGACGGTCTGCCGGATATGCTTTGCTACCAACTTACCTATCGCTTTTACTTTCGGCCGCATAGCCGACCGAACCACATCGGATTGATATATTGTACCGTCCCAAGCATAGAATCCGTTACCCCGCTCTGTCACTAAAAGAAATTTAGTCTGTGGTGTAGACTCTTTATTCCTAAACCGGTCAAATAATCCTATTAGAATCACCTCCCTAAATCATGTTTTGGTATTCTGTCAACCTGTCCTGCAATACTACATAAGCATTAAGCAGGGCCACTGTACCGTCAATACGCTTAGTTCTCTTGGATGTCTTAACTGGCTGAATATTGCCGTTCTTGTCTTCTTCTTTAGCCGTATTGGCCAAACACCATTTAGTAATAGGGTTGTTGTTGTAAACAATCAGCTTGCTTTCCAAATCAGCTCCTAGCTGTTGCATAGGATTCGACAGGGTTTTTTTACCCTGGATAACCGGTATCATGCTTTCCTTGCCGAATTCACCCCGCATTTCCTCAATCCAGTAGGTAGCTGACCAGCTGTCATAACCGACCCATGGAATGTAAATATCAAGTTCATCCTGGACCTCCAAGAACCACTCGGTTACATATTTGGCATGGATCTTGTTCCCTGGGCAGGTTCTGACCAAGCCTTGTTCTAGCCATAAGTCATAAGGTATTTTGTCCTCCTTTACTCGCTGCTCAATCAAATCCTCTGCAATCCAAAACATAGGCAAAACATAGATATGATTATCGCCCGGTACCATAAATATTACTACTGCTCCGGTCAGGTCGGTTGTACTGGAAAGGTCGGCACCGCCGATCCCGTACCTCGGCCGCAATTCTGCTAAATCAAATGTAGCGGTATTGTTCAGTATTTCAAAAGGCAACCAGGCCTCGGAGCTGGTCTCCCGGATATTGAACTCTTTGCATACCAGGTTCTTGACAAGAGCCGGATTAGCCTGAGCTTTTTTAACCTTCGCTGTTAACTGCTCCAGACTCTTAATAGTCCCTAATCCTGGGTTAGCCTTTTTCCAGCAGGCTGGCTCGGCCCATTCTTTACGGCTGTCGAGCTCATAAATAAAGGCTATAAAGTGCTCATCTTTATAGCCCTGTGGGTCAAAGTAGCCATTTATTACCCTTTCAGCTTCTTCGTACTTCTGGTCATATATATCTTCCCGGATTGTGCCGGCAGTTGATGTTATAAATATCAACGGCTGTTCCCGGGCTGTCGTTCCATCAGCCATTATGTCATATAAAACTTTGCCGTTCTTCCACTGATGAATTTCATCCATCAAGCAACCATGTATATTCAGGCCATCCAGAGTATCACTATCGCTGGCCAGCGGTTTAAATACTCCGTCATTAAAATCACTTACCAATTCAGCGACCAATGCCCGGATTCTCTTTTTAAGCGCTGGTGATTTGTTCCTCATTCGTTTAGATTCAGCCCAGATGATTTTTGCCTGATCACGTTTGGTCGCTACTGCGTATACTTCGGGACCGGGCTCATTATCGCCCACCAATAAATAAAGTCCCACTGCGGAGGCTATAAGTGATTTACCGTTTTTCTTTCCGACAACGAGCACTGCTTCCCGGTATTTACGGCAGCCGGTAATATCTATAAACCCAAATACGGTGGCCAGCAGGGCCTTTTCCCATAGTTCCAAGATGACCGGCTTACCGCCCATCTTACCCTTTGAATGCTTGCAATAATTTTCGGTAAATTCAATTACATGGTTAGCCCGCTTCGGACTATAGTAATATTCACTACTGTTGTCGGTTAGGTCATAAACAACTTTTTGATATGTCTTTCTAACCTTCTCACTGACTACTTCTTTGCCGGATTCTATCTGCTCCCAGTATTCCAAGATGGGGTTATATGCTAATGGATACTTTATCACGTATCCTCACGCCCATTTACGAAGTCGTCAAAACCATCGTTTTTTGGTTTGATTTCCCGTTTTGGTACCAGGTTACTAAGCTGTTTTATGATGCCCTGATAATTTTTGTTCATCGTATTGTAAAGTCGGGCAACCGGCCGCTCACGCTCATAAGGCTCAGTCTTTTCGGATTGGGTGAATAATTCTACATAACCCTTCTCATCCAAATCTTCTTCGTAATCCTCCAAAGTCACACGCATATATGCGGCGCGCTGGATCAGTCCGTCTATGATTGCCTTATTATCTTTATCTATTTTTTTGTAAATTCTTCTAAGTCGCCGTTCCTCTTTTTTTATCCGTTCAACTTTTGTTATGTTATCATTGCTCGCCACAATATCACCTCTTTTCAAATAGGGGGGTCATGCGCATGACCTGTGTATTAAACGGAGCTCCCCTCCCCGGTCCCCTCATAGCAGGCAGCTATTTTAAAATAGGGGGGCTCACCTCTACTGGCTGACCTGCTGCGTCAAACCTACACCGGCAGTCATCCTTGTTAACAAAATGTGCTTCTTCATAGTCATGGCAGCGCTTGCAAACATATTTCAGATGCTCATGGTTTAGTGCTACATCAGAATCATTAATATTCACTGGCGTGAGTAGAATTTTGTGATGTACAATATATCCCAGTTCTTCCTGGCACTCCTCACACATTCCACCATCAATCCCGTGCCGCTTAGCTATATAACTAGCCCGGCATTTTTGCCAGGCTGCAGATTTATAAAATGTTTTAGCCCAATCTTTTGCCATCACTTTCAACCCCAATAAGAAAAGAGCCCGGAGGCTCTAAAATGTTATTCTATCCGCTTAATCCATTCATTAATTAAAATCCAACCTTCTTCTCTGGAAACACCTTCCCATGACTCTACCATCTTGCCCGTAAAAACACGATTGCCTTCTACTGGAATTTCTATGATAAAAGCACATCCTTTGTCAGTACCCTTATATAAAACAAAATTTCCAATATAAGCCTTATCTTTGAATCTTTCAATCATCTTCACTTCTGGCCCGTTGCTCATACATATCCCTCCCCGCGTTTTCTACTCAATTCGGCAAAAGGAAGGGTTTTCCTGCTAAGAAAATAACCGTCCTCCCGGACGGCTCCTTCAATACCATACTACCACATTTTACCCTTTTTAGGCTTGCAGAAAACTTGCAAGTATTGTGTGACTAATTAACCGCCTCAATTCGAAAATCTTATTTAGATATCCTCTTCAATGGGTTCAGTGTTAATTATTAATATTTCATCGCTATCTGTAGGTTTTAGAAGTGGCGTTTTGGGTTTAGTTATGTTTGGAATTACTTTATCTGACTTCTTTGCCATTAACCAAATACTTATTTGAACTTCGGCATTTTTATTAGGCGCTTTACTTAACTCTTCGATTAATTCATAAACTTTTATAATTTATTCACCTCCTTCCACCTCCATACTTCGGCAAAAGGAAGGGTTTTCCTGCTAAGAAAATAACCGTCCTCCCGGACGGCTCCTTATTATACATTATAAATCATTTTTTGCCTAAAGTTGTCGCACGTTTGTCGCAGGTTTTTTGAAATTGCATTTCTTGCAAATATACCCTATTTTATCAAGGGTAAACAGAGTGTAATAAATGACCGTTTCCGCTATATTTATTTCTTTGATAAACTTCCCGCATTTATCGCAACGGTAGCTCATTAACTCACTCCTTTTAATACCACCCCAACCTCTCCGCTACCCCGTATATAAACCCTGTCCGGTAGCGGTGGAAGGTACTTTCATCTACTGCCAATATCTGGGCCATGTCTTGGGTATTCAGGTCGCACCTATTTACATTCCGCATCCGCGCCCGTATCTCTGCCGGCGGCTGCCAGTCTATTGCCAGGCCGTATTTTACCCACACCACCCTCCGACCCTCATCCTTCGCCCTGGCGTACACTTCCCGGATAGCTCCGGTGATGCGCTCCATTTCCCGGAGGAGCACACTGTCGGCCAAACGGGTGGCGCGCCTTTCGACGATGCTGCCGGCCGGGCCGCCGCCGCTGACCTTGATTTTTTCTTCATGCCGACTTTCGTACATGATTTCAAGCCGCAGTTGCTTCATAGTCGCCAACGTGTCCTCATAGGCGTATATTTCGGCTTCTATGTGCCGGTATGCTGCCCGTTTTAGTTTCACCTTGCCACCCCGCTTAAAATATATTTCACCGCTTCCTCCAGAGTTTCAACCCTCTTGGTTATATGCTCTTTCACCCAGGGGTTTTTCATTATTTCCCGCGCCGCGCCCCAGGCCACGACCGGTTTACGTATCGTCTGGGCATATACTATTTCACCGACGGTCCCCAGGCTCGGATCCAGGTGGTTGAATTCCGCGAGAACAACATCGCTTTTGCATATCATGCCCTTGTTAGACTCAACTATTTTCCTCGCTGACGCATCTGCTGGAAGTACAGTAGGATCAAGTATTTCAATCCACGGGTGTTCAAGAAACTTTTTTGCCCATTTCCGCCAACCGCACATCTCAACTCTGGTAAGCCCGGCCATTTTCCCGGCTAAGTACACAACAATCTTGCTAGGCATATCAGCTAAGTACACATTCATTTTTCTTCCTCCCCCACTCTTTCCCCTTACAGCGCCGAAACGTCTAAATACTCCCCGCACCGCGGGCAAACCAAGGTGCTGGTCGGCCCTACCATCTTGTACCCGCACTTGCCGCAGACCAGCTTAACACCGTCCGGCATAAAGGCCGCATCCTCGCGGTCTTTTTTCGCCGCGTACCACGCCATGATCGCGATTATAGCTTTAAACACGTCAACCGCCTCACAATTGTCGAAAACAACAGCGTTCGTCCACATTTTTGGAATGTGCATTAGAGCAAGATGTCATTTCCGGAACAAATTCTTTCAACCGAATATTTAATGACAACAGAGATAGGAAGATCTGCTTCGCCCTGTTTTAAATCTTTTTGCCATTGGATTTTGAATTTGTCCCATGCATGTACAGCATTTTTGGCTTTTACTATAGACCTTCCCGACCAAACATCCTTATTTACCTTGCAAAGATAATCAATTAGATAAAAATCCATTTTCAACTCCCCTTTCAATTCACACAATAAGAGTCTATCTCGTCATTCGCGTAGTTCTTGAGTCCGTTCGCCCGAATTAAATCGATAAATAACTGTGTCAAGTTTTACGTCTTTTTGAGGCTATCTTGTCAAGTGCCAACTGCCTCATACCGCCCAAGTGTTCCACATCCTCAATCCCCCGAGCAAGGACATACTCTCCTCCTGCGGCTTCTAGCTTGCGCTGGAATTTTTTCTGTCTCTCGCTCTGCCTTCCGCTGGGACGCTTAATTTCTATATGGACGACTTTTCCTTTTTTCACAGCTACCAAATCACTCAAACCCGGATAACAGCCCAAACCCTGCAGGTTATAATACACAAACCAACCATTCCAGCGCAGGTATTCCTGGATTTGTCTGCGGATATCGGATTCCTTCACCCTAACTGGCTTCATCAACAATTCCCTCTTTCTTGGCCAACCTGACCAGCGCACTATATCGCTTTTCAGTTGCTATCAGCTTATATGCCGCTGCTTCTACAAACTCCGGCTCGGCCATTCCGAAGTCTTGTTCCGCTCTTTGCCACTCGGCCAAAGCTTCTCTTAGTTCTTTTCTTGTTACTGCCATCTCGATCTCTCCCCTTCCAGCGAATATTCCTCCGGCTCAATCGATCCGCCCAGGTGCCGCCAATTGTAAACGAAGGCCACTAGAGAAATAATGATTATAGTTCCAGCCGCTGCGAATATCAGCTTCACGGTATATCACCCTTCCATAAAATTAACACCTGATTTCCATTTTCTGACTTGCGGAATGTTGCGGAATGTTTGCGGAATGTTATAACACAACATTCCGCAGCCGGAAGCCTTGGCGCGCAAGGGTTTAAGTACCCCTGCGGTATGTGCGGTATGTTATTCCCGACCCCTCCCCATATATATAAATTTTTAATATAATTAAATAGAAAATTTTTTTCTCACGCGTAAGGGTACCGGAAAACATACCGCACATACCGCACATTCCGCAAGTATATAGAAAAACGAAGAAAATTGAAGCATTCGTGAGATATTAACATATCGATTTTGCGGGATGTTTGCGGGATGTACTATAACATTCCGCAAGTATATACTATTTTTATATACAATATATTATTAATCGTATATACTTTAGTATATACTCTCGTATATGCCGAATTTTTTCATTTTTAAGGTCCGGAAAACATACCGCACATACCGCAATTTTTTAAACTTTTTTTTAGTGTCCGGAAAACATACCGCACATTCCGCAGAACATTCCGCAAGAAATTTTTAATTTTAAATCGTAAATCGATTGATTAATTATTAATCAATAGGGAGCGCTATCCGCATCATAGTCCGCATCATAATAACTCTCCATATCAACACCTTCATCCCTGCCCTCAATCTTGTAACATTTTGTTTTGGTATGGGCATTACCGGCGGTCTCAACAATTTTAAATTCACCGAAATACCTGCCGTTTAGCCTGCCCAAAGCCCTCCCCAGCCTAATTTTCTGTGAACGTTCGCCCTTGTCTCCCAGAACCGGCAGCAGTAAATCATTTTCAGTGGCCAGTTGATGAAGGTCGGCCACCGAAACCGATGCTCCTCCATATTTGTCTCCCCAAGCGGCAATAAATTCCCGCCACATCGAAGTTTCCTCATCCACCTCCGCATAAATTTCCATTAAATTCTCCAAAAAACCGCCGATCCCGACTACATCGAACAATCCGCCCATGACTTTGGTCCAAGACTCAAACATCCCTAGAGTCTGCTTCCCCAGCGGCATCCCTGCACTGATCCAGGCCTGCCCCAGCACCAAACATGCCCACACCAGCAATCCGCGATTCCTGTTCGCCCACTCCCTGATATTGGAGTGTTTAAAACCGGACCGCATCCACGGATCGTCGCGTTTGGCGTCCAGTTTAATTTTTACTATGCGCCGGGCTATTTCGCGGGACATCTTGACGGCATTACCGGTAGCTATCCAACAACACTCTACCGGCAGCTGAATCATCCGTGTTGATCCTAACAATCGGTCCTCCCATGTTGTCGAAGTAATCGCCGCGGCCAGCTCTCCCGTATCAAGCCTCCGATTGATATTATCTATAATTACAAACTGGCTGCCCGTGGTGAGTTTGGCTGTGATGCGCTTGCGCCATTCGTCCCCGTCGCGCCCCTCGGCCATAGCTGGTGCCGGCCTGCCCAGCGCCGGAGCAACAATCATATCGGCCAGCAGGCTCTTGCCGGTACCGCTGCCGCTCTTGGCATCGATTACATGCAACGGTGTGGGCCCGTCAATCATGGCTCGGACAAAAGGTTGCAGCATCGCGGCTAAAGTGTAAGCTTTGCTGCTTTCATCATCAAAGGGAAAATCCACTAACAGATCACCCAGCAAAAGCTCCTTTGCCCTTTCAATATCGTTCCTGGACGGCTTTTCCGGCACTTCCGGAATATCGCAGGTCTTGTAGTACCAAGTTTCCGCTTTTTCATGGTATCCGGGCGAAGTAAGCAATGTACCGTCTTTCCCGAATACCGGTGCCTGAACAATCCGCGTCAGTCGTGGCACCGGTGGAGTTCCCTCGGCCAGCATACCTTTGACGCATTCCGTCACCGGGAAAGCCGATTTTTCATTGTCGTTTCTGTCCAACCGGTACCAGTAGGCCACCTTGTCCAACACATTTTTCAGCGCAGCTTCGCTCATGATATCCAACATGGGACCGTCTTTTTTATCCAGCTTCACCCTGGTTAGCGCTCCCGAGCGGACGAACACTAAAGGTTCCTTTTTTTGGCAATACTTATCTAAGGCCTCCCAAGAACGTTTCATCAGCAGGCTTAAATCCTGGATGCTTGCGTTGATCGGTATACGGTTATTGTCACCCCTTTTGATGATCGCAGTTTGCTTCTTCTGCTCTGCAAGTGCGCCGGCGGCAATTTTGTTGACTGCTGCTGAAACCTGCTCTCTGCCGGAGATGATATTCGGGGTGCAGCCGCTGGCCAGGACATCATCTATGCCCTTACCCCATTTTTCCGGCCAGGTTTCAAGCTCCACGTCAAAGCCTTCCGTCTGCAGAGCTATTGCAGTATTCTGCAATGCCCGCGCTACGTTGTAGTTTTGATGTGCGTCCACATCAAAAGCTAATAATATTTTCTCCGGGGCCAACTCTTTGAGAACTGGCAGCGCGGGGCGCCATGTTGAAACCCCGGGAATTGATAGTGTCAGGTCGCCGCTTAGCACTGTTGCGATGTCGGCTTTAAGTTCTCCTTCAGTCAGCCTGACTCTGACAAGATGGGAGCTGCTCTTATGAACAGGCAGGTGCACTGTCGGCATCGGGCTCGGACCATCCTGCACTGCTCCCATTCTTCCCGAGCTGGTAATATAAGAATATTTAGGGCCCTTGCCGGGCTTGTCTACCCGGACTTTTAAAGCAACTATCCTGCTCCGGGCATCACGAAGCGGTACAACCAAACCCGGAGAACCGGCCAGTGTCCAATAGTTTTTTTTTCCTCCCTGCTTCACGAAAAACCCGGGTACCTGTTTACAGGTACCGACGCCGAATTTATCAATCAGCTTTCTCGCTGTCTTGGACCGTCCAGGGCCGGTAAGCGTCTTGTATTCGCGTAAATTTATTTCATCGTCAGTAAGACCTCTTTTACGCAGTTTTTCCCTGTGCGCGGCGGAGAGGGCGAGCTCCTGGAGCAGCGCCCGGTAAACCTTATTCAGCGTATCGGGGTTGGCCGGGGCAAGCACCGGCTGCGTCACTTCCGGACATTCTGTTTCCCGGAGGTTGCTGTCTGCCGCATTGTTTTCTGTGCCGTCCATACGGTACAGCCAGTAATCCCCGCCGCTTTTGTCAATCCGGTGCAGGCCCTCGCCGTTATCGATACGCCGGCAGACGGCCCAAACACCGTCAGAACTGACGCTGCACCAATCGGGTTTGCCGCAGATCCCGCAGGGGTTAAATTTGGTTACTTCACTCCATTTTTTTAACGTGGGTGCGGTCGTCACAAAATCTATCCCCCCGTTCCTTTCAAATCACCATCAAATCATCAGCCTTGTTCAATGCTTCGAATCCACGCTCATCTTCTGCAAACATTTTTTGGACATTTAAAGGAGCCTCGATTATTGTTCCATTAAAAGCTTTTTTTGCTTCGTGCAATTTTTTTAATCCTGTTTTATCTAGCTGTGAATCAGCCAGCAGCTTTAATTCTTCAAGGGTATAGATCACGGCCTGCTTGGGTATTCTCGCCTCCGCGGCCGCCCACTTGTCGCGTACAAAATAAACTATTTCGCCGTCTAAGATCTTTATTGCGACTATACCGTTGATTTCCAGTTTTGCCTGGAACCGCTCATCCTCGTCCGGACTGGAAAGTTCACGGGCCACTTGCACAGCGAACCGGCTGAGCAGGTCCACCAGCTGTTTGTGGTGCGGCTTGAGCAGTTGGGCGGCTTTTTCTTTATAGGCCGCGGCGTTTTTCCAACACCCGCGGCCTACTTGCGGGCGCAGGCCGTATTTCCCGCCCTTATTGAGTTTTTTAAGCCGTGTCCCGTTTTTGCGCATGCTTTCAAGCGGTTCGCAAAGAGCCGGAAATTCCCGTGCGGCCAGAGTTAAAAGCCTTATCCAGAGCCCGGAATCTTTGACCAGGTCCGGCCGCGGGTCGGTGATGTTAGTTAAGCAATCTTGCACAGTCACGGCTTACCATCTCCTGCATTGTAATTAAGGCGTAATTTAAAAGTTGTAAATATCAACAACGCTTGCCATTGATGTCACCTTTCAATTTGATTTTCCGTTTCCGTTCCCCGATCTTGTTGCAGATATCTGCAATAACTATCCCTGTTTTTGTTAGCTCAACGTCATTTTGAATCAAACCGTTCTGGTTTAGCCTTGCCAACTGCTTTCGGGAAACCAGGATGAGGTTTTTCGGATCAAAATTTCTATTATTCCCGTCCCCAAAGATAACTACGTGGCCGGCGGGTACCGGTCCGTTGGCGGCTTCCCAAAGTAATATGTGCTTACCTTTCCAGTTCTTTTGTTTTTTACCATCAGCAACTTTTATGTCAACATAGCCGTCCGCGTTTACTCTTTCGGATCCTACCGGCACCCAATTCCATGCTTTATGGCCCTTTTTGAACTGGGCGGCTTCAGCGATAGGGCCGCCGAGAAAGATTCCCTTCTTGCCCTTGTTAAAAGGAATATGCCCTTTTGGAAAATGACCGGTAATACCGCTGTTTAGCTTGTGGCGACCATACCAGGCTTCTATTTGTGAATGCGTATAGTTAGTACCAAAAGTTTTATTCAGTAATTCAGCCATTTTTTTCGGCCCAACTCCGTGATAATTATTTTTGATGAAGTCTTTGACTTTGTTCGGGTATATCTTGGACGGTCTTCCAACCGGAATGCCGCGCCTACCATTTTTTAGGTTGTGGTTTTTCATAAACGACTTCATTTTTGATTCAGTAAAGCCTAAATTAAACTTAGCATTGACCAACGCGACCAGGTCTCTGACAGTAATTCCCCGCACGTTTTCAGTTATAAACGCCTTCACTTCTTCCGGGTATCGCCTCATCACACTACTCCCTCATAAAATCAGCTTTCAACATCGGAGGCATTTTTTTATTGGCCTTATCCCCGCCAATACCGTACTCTTCTACGAATGTTTTGGCTTTCAACACTAGTGAGCCATTTGCTATGACCTGGGTTGCAATATCCGATACTGCTTTTGCCCTGGTGATTTCCTCCTGCAGCTTTTCTCCTGTTAAATCTTCGTCGCCCAGGCGTTCCAATTGGGCAAACAGGTGATTGTTCAGATCGCCCAGGGTGTTTTTCATGGATTATCAGCCCTCCCCTCTCTATATATCGTCCCTCTCTATATATCGTCCCTCTCTATATATCGTCCCTCTCTATATATCGTCCCTCT